TCCACCCTGCTGTGCAGCTAATAATTCTGGAGGTAGACCTTCCATACCGGCCTGTGGAGGACCACCTTGACCGCCTAGTAAAGCAGCTAGCAACTCAGGTGGCAGACCAGCTAACTCAGGTGGTAATTGTTCCTGTGGTGGGGCAGCTTGACCACCTTGTAAAGCAGCCATTAATTCAGGAGGTAGACCCTGTCCACCTTGCTCTGATTGCATTGCTGCCATTTGGTCTGGAGCCATACCTGGTGGCAAACCCTGCCCTTCTAAAGCTGCTTGGTCTGGAGTCATACCTTCTGGTCCTTGTGGTGCTGGTGCTTCTTGTAAAAATGCTCCTGCATTCTTTACACCAAATCCAGTACTTAAAACATACTCAGCCAACTTATTCAAATTAACAAGTCCTGCTTGGGCAAATGGTTGCATTGCTGAAACTATCTGGAGTGCCATATCTCTACGGAAAGCTTCATTACGTGGAGCTGTAGATCCAGCCTCAACATTAAAGTCAAACTCACCAGCAATATAATCTTTATCAAAAGTTAACCATACAGGTGCATTTTCAGTACCTACTATTCTTACAGTTTGTTCACCAGTTAAATACTGTTGAGCAAGCATTATAAGATTAGAAGCACAAGCTGCTATACAATTTTCAATTTGAATAAGTTTTTCAGATACTCTAGCATTTCCAGCTTCAGCAATGATTGATGCTTCGCGGGCGGTACGAGTAGTTTCTGGAATAGATCCACGTTGATATTCAGATACACCTGATACACGGTCAATGTCTGCTTCAATTGAAGCGCTCATCTGATAGAACTCAGGTGGGTTAATGTAGGCCGGCATTGCAGCAACTACGTTACTTAAGTTCTCATTGCCTTTAACTGGCACCAATACGTTGTCATCGTCTGATGCCAAAGCCTGACGTCCAACATCATCGAATGCTGATTCACTAAATAGATACTTACGGGAGAAGCGTTTTCTATGGTTCATCATCTGTGTACGAGTTTCGTTTAATTCGTACTGCAGTGGTTCAATTGCTTCAAGTTCACCCATTGGATAAAAGAATCCAGGAATCTCATAGTTGCGCAACATAATGAATGGATGACCAAATACATATGGCATCTTTATTGGCTTGACTAAGAACTTGTCACCAGTGTCTGAGAATATGCACATCTCACCAGTATCAACATTGTAATACTCATAGATATTGCACATAGCTTCTTCTGTGTCATAGTTATAATCATAAGCATTGGTAGTTAGATAATCTATTGCTGCTGTATTAACAGCTGGTCCTACGCTTTGTCTTGCTGAATAATCATAACGTTCATCGTTCTTAACATCTTTTAATGTGCGGCGACTTTTTTGTGCAATCCAACGCAGGTCATTCATATCTGTTGCATAAGGATCTACATACATATTAAATGGGTCAACGCGCTCTAAAAATGGACGGTCTTCTCTAATTACAAATGTTGATTCAACATCACCTGTTGGTGGATTCTCCATACTTGCAGCTTCATCAGCAGTGTCTTGAATCTTATCAAGCTTTGCTTCTTCAACAAAACGATAACCAGTTTTAACCCAACCATGACCAATAATCAAATAGTCTTTTGCTGCTCTTTGAAACTCTGGTTGACAACCATAATGCTGCCACCAATAGTTAATAATTGATTCAGTTACTACAGCCTTGTCACCGTCTTCTGGTCTACGTGGATTAACATTAATCTTTGGACGACCAATAGCAATTGCAGGAGCTAGAGTATTAATAGTTGAGAATGCAACGTTAACAAGCAATCTGTCACCTACACCAGCACCACGATAATGCCTACCGCGATATAAGTTAATTAAACGTTGCCAAAGTTGAATATAATTTTGTTGTTCTAATACCTTTTGTGCTAAGTTAAGTTTCTGTCTATACTGACTTAACTTATCTGAGTTACTTTGACGTGCCATATTAACAATCCCACTTCTTTAATGCCAACGCTTTACGTGTTGGTCTTCCTTTAGAATCTTTCATTGGTCCTGGATTTCCTTCCATCCTTGCGCAAAATGATTTTCTTCTTGCTGCGGCCTTTGGTGACTTCGCTGCTTGCTTAGCGGATACTGGTGGTTTTAAGTTCATACCTTCAGCTTTTGCTGATGCACGGCCTTTAGCATTAAGTCCACCTGTAGGGCTTTTGCCTTCTTTCCTTTGCCATGCAGGAGTCTTAGCCATTATTTCTTTTTCCTTGCAGCTTTCATATTATCAATTAGATTTGGGTAAGGTCTACCTGCTGCTTTAGCAGAAGCTTTTGCTGCTGCTTTTTTAGCAGGAGATAATTTAGTTGATTTCTTTTTTGGATTAGGAGTTTCCCAAACTGGTTTTTTAGAAGCCATTACTTTTTACTCTTTTTTACTGGTACGTTGTTCGTAACTTTTTTCTTTTTCTTCTTAGGATACTTTTGCGTAGTGGTGCTGTTCATAGCATCCATATCCCTCATCTGGATGTTAGGAACTGGCATTACTTAGCGCTTGAATAGAAGCCAAAAGAAACTGTAATTATTCCATTTGCTGAAACAAAAGATGATGGGTTTGCAAAGTACACACCAAATTCTGCCAAGCCAGCAATACTGCCTCTAAAGTTTTTAGCAAATGCTGTCGGAGTTGCACCAACTACAGAATCAACTTGAGATGTTAAAGAAGAATCTTCTGCGTCATTAAGTGACCATAGTGCTGGTGAACTTTGGTTATTATTTGCGCCACCCCAGAATGAAATTGTTCCATCCCAACCTTCAGCTGATGTAATAGTTAAAGCCAATGTGTCATAGCCTGCACAATTAACTGGGGACCAGTCTGATGTTGGTGTGGCTAAAGTACTGTTGTAGGTGTATTCATATTGTAAAAACATTATTTACCTTTTTCTTTCTTTTTAGATTTGTTTGCTTCACTATTAGAAATTTTTGCTTGTGCAGCTGTTTTCTTTTTCATTTCTTTTTAATCTTTGGATAACTTTTTTTATTAGCTTTTTTTACTTTTTCTGGAACAGTAGAAGTAGTACCAGTTGGTGGGGACATGTTATCGTCTGAATCTTTTCTGTTAACTGCAGGACCCTGACCATTACCTCTGCCATTTGGTCTTGCTACAGCTGGGCCTTGTGCGGCTTTGAATGCTTCTCTCATTGTTGGTTTTGCTGAAAGTTTTTTACTGGCCATGATTATTGTTCCTTATTTGATTTTCTTGTTGGTTTTTTTAAATGCCAATTAATATGGCCATCTAGTTTGTCATCAACTTTATCTACCTTACTAGCAACCATTTTTAATAGTTCTCTAGCTTCAGCATGTTGACTAGTATTTTCTTTTCTAAGGCTTTGGACTACAACAACTAGTGGTCCACCAATAACAGCAACCACTACCGGCACTAGCCATTCCATTAGATTAATTCTTTTCTTGCTGGAATCTTTTCAATTTCACCAGCTTTAAATCTTGGGGAATTTTCCATAGCTCTTTGCTGTTCTCTTTCAGTTGGTCCATGAAAAGCTTCTTGCCCATAAGTAAAGCCTAATCGCACACCCTTAACGTGACACTTGAAGCAAAGCTGCCTCTTCAGGTCATTTTCTGAGTCAATCGGTCTTTCACAGGTTGAACACTTCATATATCTCCTATTATACTATAAAACTTTTTACATGTCTAGTAACTATTAAACTCACCAATCCAGTGACGTTCACGAGTCTTTTCTTTCTTAGTAATGGTCTTTGTAAAATAAGCTAACGTTCCAAATGCGGGATCGGTTTTGGGGGTATACTCCGGCAGCCAAACATACTTAAGCATCTGGTTAGCAATGGCTAAAGACATCACACGGTCGTCGTGTGGGGAGCCATGTGTAGCTCCATTGTCATCGCGGACAAAGGTCTTAAGTTCAGCAATAGTAAACTCACACTTAAGATCTAAAGCACCGTCTCTTAGGTTAGCATTGAGTTCGTCTATGGCTAAAGGCTTTGATAAGGTTGTTGTGCGCCAACCCAGCTTTTCGCTTGCTTCTGCGTGGCGTGTATTTAATTGACGCTGTCTATAAAGATTAATATAATTAGCTTTATTTAAAGATGTTAAAGTTGTTAAACCGTGGTTATTAGACTCAACACCTATTAAAGCTTCATTATAAAAGAAGCCTAATGCATATAATATTTCTTCGCCAAATTTGTCTGGGTCTACGTGTCCATGCCAATGGGCAACAACCTGTCCAGACTTAGCGTCAATAACATGAGCAGAAGAATAGTCACCTCTAGCTAGACCTTCAGCAACGTCAGCACCAATAACATATCTAGCTCTTGCTTGCGGCAATTGCCATATAGATAAAGGTCCTCCAGAGGATTCAAACATATAAGAGTTCCTAATATCTGAAAGCTTTTTATTAAAACCTTTTTTAGGAGCTTCAGTTATAAACTTCATTAAAGCATCAATATCAAATACTGGACGACCCGAACGAATAAAGGCTTCTTCAGGATTTGATGGGTACTCTTGGTGCAACTGCCATGGTGGTAGTTCTGCAGCTTGCGCGTCATACCAGGCTTGGTCACGGTCTGATGCTGACCATGGAAAGAAGATCCCGCGGAAACGATTAGTCCCAGTTTGGGAACCATGCCACAAATTAAAGAATATATTACCTTCACCCTTGGCAGTAGACAGACAGATTACTCGACCACCTACGTCAGCAATAGGCTCAATAGATGCCCAGGCTTCTTCAGGGTTAGGTAAGAATGCCATTTCGTCAATGATGGCTAGGTATACAGATTCACCACGAGCAGGTTCATTAGCAGATGGCATTGATTCAATTACGGAATCGTTACCGAATGACATCTTAAGAACGTTATTTTGCAGCATCTCTGGACCAGATAATCTTATGAAGTCTGGCAAGAACTTGTAGATATATTTAGCTTTAGATAAAAGTTTTGCAGCTTCACGTTCAGTCTTTGAAAGCATGACCACAAATCTGTCTGGCCAGAAGAAGGTAATCCAGAAGGCGTATGCTGCAGCCAGTGTAGAGAATCCGATCTGACGTGCTTTAAGAACTATAGTATATCTTTCACCTAACCATACTTTAACAGTTTCTTTTTGCGCGTTCCTTAGAACAAGAGGAATACGTCCTTTGTTAGGATGTTTAATAAATGCATAGTTTTCACAGAAGAAAGCAAAGGCTTCTGCTAGTTCTTCTGGTGTTGCGTTCTCTGGACCACGGCACTTACGAAAGTTATATTCGTTTAAGAGTTCATCTAAGTTCACGCCAAAACTCCAGTCCTGAATACTTCTTTATCGTCTCTGGCAAGAGCACGTCCTGCGGTCTTTTAGACAGCTTTTGCACTTGGGGTCGAATCGTGTGTAGATCCTTGATGCCTGTAAGAGATTCTCTCGAGATGCCTGAGCTGTCAACAATGTTTTGATATTTGTGATTATATTTCGGAATTTCCAAGAAGTCATATATTTTATTAATCTCCTGTTCTGGGTTGGTAGTTAAATCATCATACTCAACAAAGTGAAACAAGTGTCTGAATTGTGGCAGTGTTGCATGTTTCATAAATTCTAAAGTTAAAGCAATGTCTTTATCATGTCGCATTAAAAAATCTGCTCTTCGATCTGCTAATGGTTTATCTGGAAAGGTATAAGCTAAAACCTGTTCGTCCATTATGTTTGCTTTAGAATCTGGTGAAGCATTAATAACTGTGTCAAATGAAGTCATAATATCTAAAACATTTCTTACTGGACAAATAAACTTAACGTTTTGCGTAATGTATTTAAATATTATTTCTGCGCCAAACGGACTTGTCCAGTTTAAATTCTTATCAATAATATATTTAACTTGTTTATCTGCATAGAAGTTATGTGGAATATTTTTAATTACATTGTCTATTGCTATATCTCTATTATAATCTTTATTTTCTAGTTCATTATAACTTTGAACTTGCGTCGACATCATTCTAAATAATGGACTTGCCGGCGTTACCCACATGTCTTTATTTTGATTTAATATTGCACTTAACACTGTTGCGCCAGAACGTTGCATTCCAGCCATAAAAAAGAACTGCTTCATTTGTTTCCTTCGTAATTGCTTACTTAATTAGTAATGCCAGATTCTAATTCTACCACTCTTTGTGTCAAAGTTTCTACTAGTTCTGACAGTTGTTGTACTGCTTTAATTAAAATTGGATATGTCTTCATAGGATCTGCTTCCCATGCATCTGGGTTTTCTTTATGAACCAGTCTTGTATGGTCTGAATAACCAAACGTTTCTTGAACCGTATCCAATTCTTGAGCAATAAAACCAAAGTCTTTTCTTCCAACAAAAACTTCATTAATAATTTCATCGCCATCTTCAGTTATAAATGGTCGACGGTTCCAATCAAACATAACTGGACGCATTGCTTTAATATAGTCCAATCCTACTGGAATGTTTTCAATATTAGTTTTATCTCTAACGTCAGATAATGATGAAATGGTTTGGTCATTACAACGCAGGTTAGTAACTGAAGTATTACCAAGGGTAAACTCATTGCTTACAGTTGTGCTAGATGGTACTGCATAATAACCAATGGATGTTACGTTACTTCCTGTTGTGTTTCCTCTGCCAGCATTTGCACCAAGAGAAGTGTTTTGTATCCCCGTAGTTGTACTATATGCAGCAAGGTGTCCAACTGCTGTGTTTAATTCACCATTATTAGCATTTAATGCATAATAACCCATTGCAGTGTTGTCTGTACCAGTAGTATTTGACCTTAATGCATACTCTCCAATTGCAGTGTTAGAATCACCAATGGTATTTGAATACATGGAAGCATAACCTATTGCTGTATTATGAGCACCAGTTGTATTAGCTTTTAGCGCCCAGTAACCAATAGCAGTCATACCAGTTGCATTATTAGCTTCTCCAGCAAGGTTGCCAATTGCAACACAGTCACTAGCTGTAGTGGCATTTTCCATTGCTTGATTACCTATAGCAACGTTATTGCTTCCAGTACTGGAATCTTTCAAACAATAGTAGCCAATTGCAACGTTAGCTCCACCTACTGTTGTGCTATACAACGCACTTTTGCCGATGGCAACGTTTGGAGCACCGGTTCCATTAAAAGTGTATAAAGCTTGCCCACCAATTGCTACTTGACCATTGCCTGCTGTATTTGAACGTAAAGATTCGTTTCCAATTGCTACGTTGGCTCCACCAGATGTATTAGAAATCATTGATTGATTACCAAGTGCAACGTTGTAGCTGCCAGTTGTATT